GTCTTGCACGCTTTGAGTATACAGGAAATTAGGATTGTCTGAGCTTTTTAAATTCGGATCAGAGTATAAACTAATGCCACTATCAGTCGAAGCGTATAAATCAAATTTTTGTATATCAACATATTTTAAATTATTCGCAAACTTTAAATCCACAGTTATCTTATCATATAAAGCTGGTTCCGATAAATAGCCCAAAGATCCATCAGTTACTTGATAACTACTTATTTCTGGTAAGTTACCATATGCGTAAAACTCCGATTGAAATATATTACTATTTACATTATTAGTTATTTTAGCTCTAACGCCGAAATCTTTTTCATATACGCCAAATATACTAGCGTTTTCTATTTCTGTTAAAGTTAAGCTTCTACTAGTAGTTCCAGATTTATAATTAGCAAATACTGTTTGGCCTGATTTATTTAAAATATCAAATGCAACTGTCGAAACCAATGGATTTTTAATTAAGTCATAATCTGTTTGAATTACATTTTGCTGCAAATCTACCAAAGTAAAAGAAAAAGTTACATCTCGATTTAAATGCACTCCACTTCCTGTATAAACAGTTCCCAATGAACCAGTGTTTACTAAAAATTGTGTATCGAATTCAAACATATTATTTTACATTAAAGTTATTTACAAAGACTCTATCGTATGGAGTGGATGGTATTGGAGTATTTAAAATTAGTTTACCAGATGCAGCGACATCAGATGATGAGTATGTGGTATTATTTCCTAATGCTTGGACATTCAATTGCCAGTGTCCTCCATAAATCAATCCAGTAACTCCGAAGTTGAGAGATGAAGAAGTTTGTCTGTATGTATCAGAACTGTCATTGTTTGTGATTTGAGCAGTGTATCCAGTCGCATTCGCAACTCCTGACCATGTTCCAGTCAAACTGAAGGTAGTTCCAAATGTTCCAGTATTAAACAATGTAATAACTGGTGCGGCTAATTTATTAATTCCGATTGCTGCTTGGGCAACTGAATTAGCGTATGTTTGCGGCAAAAAGTCTGACGAAATATGATTTTCAATTTCTTGAAATTTGCCAGTATCATACTTAGAAGCCGAGATGCTATATTCGTTTTGATTTTGTTCTCTGATGCTTATTATTTTGTAAATTTGGTCAGAGGCATTTTTTCTTTCAATACGATATACACTTCCTTCTCCAACGAACTGTAATAGATTTATGTTTATGTCATTTGGGTCTAAAAACAATTTACTTCCATAAGTGTAATTGCTATCGTGACCAGTTACATTGAACGTTGTTATCTGAGAATTATTTACAGTGCTTATTTCGCTTTCTAAAATTCCATGATAACTATCAAATGGAACATCAATTCTGTCTGCTACATTTCCTGATGGATTAGTTCTTTTAATTGGTGAAGAGCTATCGTAGCGGAATCCAGTAGAATCAACGCCAGTATCAAAATATGTTATATCAGATATTCCAGTGTTTGTTATAACTTTATCATATGTGTTATTGTCTTGATATGGCAATCCAGTTGCAAAAACAAATCCAGTATAACCAGTATTATAATAACAAAATAAACTATGACCAGCATATCCAGAACCAGTATACAATGGAAACTGACTTGGAAATGGATTTTTAGCATTTGGGTATCCAGTAGGATATCCATTTACATAACCAGAAAAATAATAACGACCAGTTAAGATATCATCGGAAGGCTGAATTAATCCAGTTAAGACATCAAAATATGGAACTCTATTTCTATTTAAATCAGCTATATTATTCAACTCTTCATTAGTAGTATATCCAGTTGGTGTATAAACAGTTACTCTTCCAGTAAACGATCCACTATCATAGAAATTATCAATTCTTAAAGTTTTGTCAACAATGTTTTTTTCTAAAATGCGTCCATAGTTGCTGGACATAGTTTTCATTTCATCTTCTACGATTACTAAATCGCCAGGTCGGCACAGTAAAGAGTCAAGTCCAGCAGAGAATTCTATGCTCTGATTCTCTTTGATGGTTTGGTAGATCAAGTGCTGCCCTATACGTCGTGCCATCGCTCTAGAGGTCACTCCAAGCGTGTTTATGTCTGTTTTGAATACTCCTCTCTTTCTGATATCAGCTTCGTCTTGAACGTATTCAATTTTAGTTTGATAGTTGTCAAAGCGATCTAAATAAACAACTTCGACAGTATTAAATTGCAAATCCCTACGATTGTTAATGTAATTAAATACTCCGTCTTTTACGTTTGAGTTTGTGAATAAAGCTATTGGTTCTTTTGGTCTATCATCCAAAAAGTGAATTTCTGAGTTGCTAAAGAAAACACTACCTCTGAATAAACTTGCTACGATATTGATTGCATCAAATATTTTAGTTTGATCTTTAAATAGGATATTGCACGAATATCTTGGCTCTAATCCTCCGATACCATCAGATACTCCTTGGAAATAACCATTAGAATCAACGGCATCGCAGAATCTTCCAATTTTATAAAGCTCCCATTTATTAATTTGACTTTCGTCAATGTAAGCGCCTAATCCATATCTTTTGCTAGTTAAAAGATCGTAAATAATCCATGCTGGATTATCTGTCCATTCCATTTTAAATTCTCCATTCCAGTCTCCATCATAAACTAAGTTTGGAGAAGTGTATTGAGAAGCAGATTTAATGTATCTATTGTCAGACCTATCGGCAGATAATGGATAATAATTCATTGGAACATTAACCAGTTTTAATCTGCAATCATAAGTTCTTTCTGGAACTGAACCAAATGTTCTTGCATCGATTTTAATTCCAGCGATTGCGGAAAATGGATACGAAAGATTTTGCTCAATAATTTCCGTTACTTTATACAGAGAGATTTCTTTTTTAAGTAAAATAGAATTAGTTTCGGCGGAAGTTTTCTTAACTTTTATATATCTCTTAACAGAGGATGGATTTTCTTGATTGGTTAATTTCGGAAGTATAAAAGGTTTCGATAATACAGCTTGATCAAATGTTGGTTTTGATATGTTGGAGACATCTCTAACAGCTTTAAAGTAATCGTTTTCTATTGATTCTAAATCTGGAGATCCAAAATCAATAAGCATTTGACCTTCAACCATTGCTATGATAGCATATTTTTTAGTTTTAGCATTAGATATTTCTCCATTAGATATCTTGCCCCATTCAACTTCAACTTCTACAATAGCAGGAACTTTCTCACCTGGTTCGCGTTCATTACTAGTACTTTTGGCAACTGTATCAATTAAGTTGCTGATAGCTAAAGTAAAAAACACAGAAGAAACTTCGGGATTTTCAATGGTATGAGTAACAGCTATAGCATCTTCATCATATTCATTATCATTATTCCATTCTGAATAGCTTTGCCTTCCATCTATAGCGGCGGTATTATCTCTTAAATCATTAGAACCTTCTTGTTCATTGAGAGCTACGTTTAATTTAGGATTTTGAGGGCCGAAACCTTTTGTTTTCCAATCACCATCAATTCGTCTAGTTGTATATCCAGCTGTAAATGGACCACTCAATGAAGTTGTATAATCATGATCGACATAAATATGTTTAAAATACTCTAAAGGATCTTGATATTCTTGTCCATTTTTAAATTCGCATGATACATTTAAGAAATTAAATTTAGTTGATTTATTCTGATAAGAAGATTCATTTCCTATCTTGAATATTAATTTAGTATCATTTCTGACAAATCCAGATAAATCACTGATAAATTGACGATTATAATACCAACTATAAGATACTGTTTGACTACCAATTGTCTCGTTAGAAACTCCACTTTTCGAAAGGTATGTCGTTGGTATTGCAATTACCAAGCATCCATAAATTTCACCTGTATACTGATTGTCATCATTGATTATTGGAATTAATAATTTATATATTTGATTTTGAGGTATGTTTGTGCTAAAGTTTTCGAGTTCAAAGGAAACTGTTTGGAATTTGCCAAAACTATCAAAGATGGATTTTGTTTTTAATGCATCAGTATTTAATTTTTTGCGAAATCCAACTTTTTCAGGTCCGATCTCCACAACTACATATACAGTATTATTTGATTTCCAATTGAATTTTTCTTTACGAGCTTTTCCTTTAAGTTCGTTGATTTTTTTCACTACTTGATCATTAAAATACTTTCCTTGCGCAGATGAAACACTGGAAGGTTCATTAAGAGAATTTTCTAATTTCGACAATAAAGTTTCGCTGGCGAATAAACTTTGATTTGGATCAATATAATGAACTTCTAATGATGAACCGTTTGTAAAATAATAAGGTCCAGCATCTTTTATATCGCCTATCAAAGACCATCCATTTCCAGAAGCCTCATTTTTTAATTCTTTATTTATTATCGGAGAATAATAAGCATTGTTGATTTTATTTTTTGGATCATTGACTTGAGTAACCAATAATCTTCTTTCTGGTAATTTTGTATTAAAAACTGTACCTCCAAAAGTCGTTTGTGGTTTATGACTATATGTTTTATAGGAATTGTTACTATCGTCATAGTATATATCCCCTAATACATTCAATGATTCAGAAATTTCAAGGCTTCCGATAATGTCACTAGTGTTTACTGGAAAGTATACGGATGTTTGCTGGATAGGAGTATTGTCCAAATAAACACCTTGAAGAATACTCGCTTGTTTTCCAAGAGTCTGACCATTTTGATTAACGAGTCCTTCGATTGGTCCGTCAGAAATTAAATCAACAATCTCAGCAACACTGTAAGAGTTTAATATTTCATAATTGCCAAGCTCTGGTGGCTTGAGAAGAGCAGGAGTTGGCTTTGGCTTGCTTTTGCCACCGCCTTGAAATAAATTTTTCTTAATTAAATGCTTCATGTCTCAGTCTGAGTTTCAGTTATTATATTTTGTTCTTGCAGAGCTAGATCTATATCAGTTGGTATCTTTTTGCCGAATAAAGCGTTGGATACTTTTTGTCTTTGAGGATATGATTTAACAGTGCTTTGGACAATTGAAGTTCCAATTCTTAATCTTCCATAACCAACTGGAACAGGAACTCCCTGCTCTGCTAAGTTACCTTTGGAACTAATTAAAAATGATTCTTTTGCTCCGCTGATACGAGCTTCTGTGCGTTGTGGTTTTTGCGATGGAGCGAGAGCTTGCTGAATAAGAGTGACAGCAATCATGTTTAAAGCTCCGCCAATGAATGAAGTCAAAGCAGTAGCGGCGAATGTTGTTACCCCTGCCACAGTACTTGCAGTAGCCAAAGCGCCGCCAACAACCGCAGCTGTACCACCAGCAGTAGTTAGCGCTCCAGCAATCGTTGTAATCAATGCTGTGAATCCTTGCCCGCAAATAACAGGAGTTAAATCCACCACAGTGATTGCTTTTTTTATTTCCAACTGTTCTGGATGAGCTATGTTTTCTCCATCCACAAGAATACTGTAGTGTATTCCTTGTTGTGACAATTCCAAAATGCGCTTTTTAAACAATGGTTTGTTAGCATCGATAGCCTCAATCGCTTGCTTTGGTTTTTCGATATGCATCGTAAATTCCTTGCCGAATTCACGCGCTAATATACCATGTAAATTGATAATAGTCATTTAAGTTTGCCCTTAATCCTTTCTAGTATCTTTACATCATAATCTTGATTTTTAGGTTCATAAATATGAAATTTATTAGTATTGATCGAATATATGATAAAACTTAAGCAACAAGATTCAGACATCTTGATGTCAAACTCAGAAGGAGACTCATCGCCAACAACGTGACTATGAAAAACACCCATCAAAGAATATTCAGATTTAAACTTTAAATAACTAGCAGGATTGATTGAGAAAAATGATTTAGGATCTTGAGCTTGGTTTTTTTCAATGGTAGCTACATAACGCTTGCTTTTTTCGTCATAGCCAATAAACCCACAAATTTCATTGGATAAATTTCTATTCGAATGATTTTCCAAAAAATGCTTGACAACTACAAAGGATTTATTTAAGATTTTATCTTCCATATTTATCTGTTCCAGGGAATCCGCCGAATGGCAGGTAATTTTTCGGTGTTTGTGGTATATAAGCTTCTTTTGAAATAAATGCGTTTTGATCGTAACTTTCAATTGAGTTGACATATTCGCCGCTTAAATAAATAATTTGAGCAGCGTTATTAGAAGCTTCTACTCTGTAAGTAGGAGAGTCTGTCAAGTTCATGTCCCACCAAGCAAACAATCCAGTTTTTAAAATACGATTATCTCCTGTGAGTTCATCATAATTTCTTGGGCTTGTTTTTTCTTTGTCTTCATTCCAGATGTTTACTGTGTCACGATTGAAAAACTTCTTTCGATAATCAATACCACTTTTGCCAGTCCATACAGCAGTCGATCCAAGTTTTAAATTACTTGTTAATTTAATATTGGAAGTTATATTGGAATTGTTGGGAACTGGAGTAGCAACATCGCCAGTTGAGAATTGCCAATTGTTAATAGCAAAAAACAAATCAGTCATGCCACCTGTGTAACTCGGATTCTTAAACAAAAAGAACTCTCCAGATATTTTTTTATCTGTGTCTCGTACGGCTAAAGTATATCGAGATTCAAGATTGTCTTCGTCTGATAATTTTATTTCTCCATTTGGGAAACTGGTAATAGATGATGTTCCGCTGACTTTGCCACCATAAATTTCTAAATGTAAAGCCTTTAGGGAAGTTGCATCCCAAGGCATTGTAATAGTTCTTGGAGTAACAATATATTGTGGAGCATTTCCACTTACCAAAACAGTTGCAAAGTTTAATACAAGATTATCATTTCCACTGGCATAAAGATTAATACCACTGTATTGATTGTTTGGTTTTACATTGTGGAAAATATTCAGCAGTTGATCCGATCTTGAAACGCCACTTGGAAACTGAACCCAAGTAGCCATGTGTAAATCTTCTGAAGCGTATATTCCGTTGGTCTTAAATGAATCATTGTATAAGCCTAATCCAGAAGGTTCGAATACAGCCACTTCTGCTAAACCAGCATTAGTATCTGAACCGCTTCCACTGATTACTATTTTAGTAACTGTTTGGTTTGCAAATCCAGTTGTAGTTCTTGAACCATCGTTATTAATTGTGAGATTTGCATTTGTCAATTGGGTAGCGCCATTAAATAATTTAATATTTGCTTTATTAAAATCAACATTAGCAGCTCCATATCTATCGTAGATATCAATACGATTGATAGTTTTTGGAGAATCCCATTCAAGTTGAATCCAAGGATCGGCAGCTCCAGTGCTGATCCATGCTAAGCCTGTATCCAATGTCTTTTTTTGACCACCAGCATCGCCAGTTAATCCATCAGCAATGTTTCTAAATGCAGATCCAGATATAACGCTAGATCCTGTTATAGCAGCTTGAGCAGAAATATTGTTACTATTATATCTTTGTTTATGAGACAGATCAATAAAGTAGCTCGGCACAGAATAACTGTTTGAAGGAAGAACTTGAATTTCGGATGGTTGAAATCTTTTCTTGCATCCATTGAGCTTTTTGTTGCAACCATCTCTTGTCCAATAAGTTTCATTGCTGTCTGGCTGTGTAGATGATGTTGATGTGTGGCCCGTTTGTGCTACATACCAAATTTTAGCATATTCAGGTGGTCCTTTATCATTTTCGTTTTCGAAAACTGGATTAATTATTATTTTTGTATTTTCCAAATAAACAGCATCTCCACTTTCATAAGCACGCCCAGTTATCCATTGACCCGAAAAAGGTACAGATGATAAAGCTGTCCAGTTGTTACGCGACTTTGAATTTATTTGGATTTCTCGTCCATATTCTGTTTCTAATGGAGGCCCAGCATAATTGCATCCATTTCCTCTATAATACCAAGAGCAATATCTAGACATCAACAACCTAGCGTTAACTTCAAAATTCTCCAAATCAAGTGGAGACGTTAATTCGAATTCGACAAAGACTTTATTTTCTGCGGTTTTTTGGCCAATGACAAATGTATCATTGCTTAATTCAGCAGAAGAATCTGCTTGTCCCCAAGGATTTCCTCCGTCAAAGTTTACATCGTCTAAATACTTTACAAAAGTTCTTTTTCTTATCAACTTACCAAATTGAAAATCATTGTTGTTCAGCAATAGCTGAGTCATTTGATAATTTTTATTCGATATTCTAATTTTTGGTCTTGGCAACTGACCATTAGCTGTTACTTCAAATCCTTCAGATTCTACTGGAATCGGTATATATGGTTTACTTTGCCATGTAATGGAGTTTTGGAAAATAATGCCTCCATGAAAAAACAAAGGTTCTTTTGATTTATCTACCTGATCGAAATATAATTGAAATAGTTCCACTATAGCCGTAGGCTGTAAATCTATTAAACTACTTGCAATTTTATCCTGTCCTTGTCCCATAAATTATTTTACACATTATAATACATAATAGACATGAACTTTACACTAATAAAACAGCTTGACAAAAATTTAGAAACGAAAATAATAAACTTTTTTTTAAAATCAAAGCCTTATGATTTTTGTTGCTTGCCGTCTAGGAATTTATCAGTGATTAAAATCAAAGAGTATATTCATCATTTATTCGCGCATTCTGTGATTTATATCAGCGCAAACTTTTTTATTGCTTTGTCCATAGAAAATGAAACAGCAACAATTGAATTCTTGTTTGGTTCTCCTTTCGAGGTGATTGGAGAGTTTAAAAAATTCAGATCATTTTTCCACCAAATAAATCCTCAAGTCAAGAACTATTTTTCTGAAATACAGCGGAAGCACAAACGGCAGCATTTGATCAAAATGATTCAGCGAAGAGACGAAACAGCGAAAATAAAGCTTGACAACCACAAAATCTGCGTATTATGGAATACATAATGGCTTATAGAAATAAATACGACAAAGATGGTGCTTCATTCGCTCTTGGAGAAAACGCCGAAAACAGTTTCGTCAGCGCTGCTAAAAAAAACGGTATGGAAGTAGTTGTGGCATCTCGCCAAGACGAGTTCAATCACATCGATTTCCATGTTACTCATACTCATGATCAAGTGAAGTTTTCAGTGGAGGTCAAATCTCGAAAGAAAGTCAAGCGTGCAGATTCAAGCGTTAACGATGATTTGGTATGGGTGGAATTTAAGAATGTGCGAGGATCTCGCGGTTGGCTTTACGGAGGCGCAGATGCCGTCGCTTTCGAACGAGAAAACGATTTCGTTATCGTTGATCGAAAACTGTTGACGAGGCTCTGTGAGCGCCTCTGTGACCTCACAAAGCTGAACGTGGATGTTAAGATGCCTCTTTACACAGCGTATCAACGTCGTGGACGACAAGATATCGTGTCACTCATCAAGATGACTGACATTTTGACAAACATCAAACATGCACTTTTAAAGAAGTGATTCCTGAACTAGCGTTTTTTCCTACGCAAAACCAAAAATGGGTGTTGCATCTTATCTTTGTACGTATTCCTAAAAACGCTAGTTCTTCTATTTACAAGCATTTAGGAGATTTCAATCTAATCAAAAAATATGAATCATTATTTCGCGCAAATGCGAGCAATCCTCTATATCGTAATTTTTTTGACACGACCCATGCTAAGCCATCTGAAATCAAACAACTAATTCCGATCAACGTTAACAATTATTTTTCTTTTGCAGTAGTGAGGAATCCTTGGGATCGTTTTGTTTCCATGTATTCTTTCGTTTTGCAAAATGAACTATGGCGACTATTCAATCTACAGTCGCCGCCTTCTTTCAAAGAGTTTTGTTTGATTTGTGAAGAGAAAAAAAATCAAAATGATTTGCACTTTTTCCCAATTCAACAGCAGCACCTATGGATGTCTGGAGCTTTTGAAGTTCAAAAAATACTTAGATTCGAAAATCTTGCAGAAGACTTTCGTTCGATGATTCTTGAAATAAATGCTTCACATATATCTACAGAATTGCCGCATATAAACTCTTCGAACCACGATAAATACCAAAAATATTACGATAATTATACTAAAAATCTAGTGTCTTCCCTTTATAATGAAGATATACAAAAATTCAACTACACATTTTAAATGAATATTAAAATCGCAGCAACTAATCCAGTTTTCCCTGATTTCCCTATGGGGCAGAATGTTACATTTGGTATTTCTCCAGTTGGGGATGGAATGTATCAACTGATGCATGGTGAAATTAAATACATTTTTGAACCCAAGAAAACGTTTATTATGAATGAGAATTCAATTTTAATTGAAGGTTTTATTACGGACAATACGAATGTTGGTCAAGTGGCTTTTGAATTTTATTCCAATGAAAATTCTGAGAAATCTGTTTGACAAATACACTTTCATCAGGTAAACTCCCACTCAGTAAGAAACACAGATAAACAAAGAAAAACAAAGAATGAAAAATACTAAGGAAATCAAGTATTATGCCTTTGACAGCAAGGGAAATGTTCAGCAGTCTTATAGCTCTCTATTGCAGGGTGCTAGTAATTGGGCTATTGATTGCGCTCGTCGAGTCAATGGGTATGTCACTGAAGTTTCATTCAATGGAATTTCGGAATCTTCTGAAAAAATCATTTTTGATCTGCGCGGAAAGTGACTATTCAAGTGGATTTTAATGATTTATTTCGTTATGTAGTAGGCAACACTTTGCGTGATCCTATTGAAGCTTGTATTGATTCAGAAAATCGTTACGAAGTTTTCGACGCTGGCATTTTTGATCATACTGCAAAACAAATTCTGGCTCAGGATAGGTATTTTTTTGATTTCTGCACAGCAGTTTCTAACTTAAAAAGCATAGCTTCTCAACTATCTAGAGAGGAACTATCTCTTCGTTGCAGAGATTTATCTTTAGTTCCTCTTGAAATTAATTTGGGGTAATGTCGAAGGTCGCGTTTCTAGCATTAACCTACTCATCTTTCATCAAAAACGAAACGATGAGTAGGTTTTTCGATCCTGCTTTAAAAGACATATACAATCTATACATTCACAATAAACATGATTTTTCTCCTAATCAATATTTTTCTGATTTTTGTCTTGCGGAGAGTAAGAGGATAGAAACAGAATGGGGACAGTATTCTTTGGTGAAAGCTTCTATCACTTTAATGTCCGAAGCTCTTCAAGATCCAAGCAATGAATATTTTGTTTTAATCAGCGATTCTCATTGTCCTATTTATAATATAGAAACGACTTGCAATTTAATAAAAAAACATTTTTCTTTAATGTCTTTTGTGGAATGTGTCGAACAGCGAAATCTCACTTCTAAAAGATTTGAGCTTGTCCAAAATCAATCTCGTATTAAATATTCTCCTTTTAAAATAAAAGATGCTTTGTTTGCATCTCAATGGTTTACTTGCAGAAGAAGTGATGCTGCTTTTTTCGTTTCAAAAGAAAGCAATCTTCGCAAATGGTTTCGAACTGATGGCGTTTCATTTGCTGATGAAATGTATTTTTCTCTTGTAGCAAATCATTTTGGTTTAAATTTTCAATTAAAATCAAACTGCCATTTCAACTGGAAACTTCATAGCTCTAAAAAATTAATCAGTCATGGCGCTCGCTTTCAGCCAAAATCCTATGAAAAAATTGATCATAGAATTATTGACTCTTTGAGAAATACGAGTAACCTCTTTATTAGGAAAGTTCATCCTCTCACCATTATCGACAACGATTATATTTTTTCCAATGAATGATTCTAAAATGGAAGTCAAGCGAGTAGATAAAAAAACTTGTGAAATCATTGTATCCAACAAGCATTATTCTCGCACTCTCGGTATTTTTTGGGACGGTTTCGGACTGTATAAAGATGACGTACTGATCGGTGTTTGCTGCTTCGGTCAACCTTCTCCAGCAATTCAAAAGCACGCTTTTAAAAATCGAGACTTTAAGCTGTATGAATTGACTCGATTGGTTATTGATTCGGGGCATAAAAATGCTGCATCTTTCTTGATTAGTTCTTCAATGAAAATGCTCAAAGAAAAACAATGTGCATTGATCAGTTACGCTGACTCTGCTCACGGTCATAGCGGCAT